GGGCTTATTATCAAAAGGGCGGCAGGGTCGATCAGGGTTTGCCCGTGGGCATTCGCAATCCCAAACTGGCCCCGCTGAGAGCAGCCGGGCACTTGCTGAACTGGATGTTCAGCGAAAGCGACGAGGAAAAAACCGAGCGGCTAGGACTTGGGCACTCGGGTGGCTTCGGTGGCTTCGGGGCTCCTCGCCCAGCGAAAGCACGCGGGTCCATGGGTGGCCGAACGGCCAAGGGACGAGCCAAGGGCTTCGGGATGTACAATCGGGGTGGCTTCGTTCCCGGTTACCAAGGGGGTGGAAATGTAGACTCAATCCCGGCCTATCTTACTGCGGGCGAATATGTCATGCAAAGAGAGTCGGTTCAAAAGTATGGCGATAAGTTTATGGATGATGTTAACCGCCTAAAATTTAACGGTGGCGGCCGCACGGGCCCTCCGGTCGGAGGCACTTCCAGCAACGTTGGTCAAGCAAATGATCTGGAGAGAGGAGCTCAGCTTGCTGCCGACAGTATTATAGGCGCCTTCACCAAGGGTGCCCAGATGGTTGGAGACGCTATAAGGGCGGCTCTTGCTCCTGAAAATCTGGCTGCTCAGCTAGGAGGCGTTGTTGGGCAGAAGATGAAGGAAAGCATTGCCGCCACTTCCATAGAAATGAAAGGCAACATGGGAGTTGACGTAAGACTCTCTGGTAACGGAGCTACGGGTGATCAGGCGAAGAAGACCCAGAGCACCATAAAGAACGCCATTGCAAGCGCATTTAACAGTCGAACTAATGTGGACGGGTCTTCCAAAGACCCCTCTATTAGTCAACCAAATTCTGGAGCATAAAGGACTAAAAAATGGCTCTACTATTTAATTACGGATCCTATAGCTTTAACCCAAAGCCGTTATTTACGATAGGGAAAGAATACATTAAGACCCCCTCTCAAATGGGTCTGGGAACGAGATACACGCTTACGCTAGAGGGGCAAATTATACCAAAGACTGGAAAACTTCCGGGCGGAAGTCCGCAGGCTGGACTTCAGGAAGTCTTTAGCGGAGTAGATACTCTTCGAGAGGCCTTTAACTCTGACTATCAGCTTCTCAGCCTGTATTGCGACGATGGTGGCGATCCTATCGTTAGCGGATATCCCCGTATCACCTCGTTTGAAGTAAATAACGCAAGCGATAATTATGTGGTTCGTGCCAACTATACCATTACGCTGGAGCTGCCGTCTCTAACAGGCTCTGGCTTTGATCCCGTAGGGCCCGGCGGGAATGACTTTAGTTCGGATGGCATAATTAGTTATACAGACGACTTCACCGTGGAGTTTATGGACGAGAGAACAGGGGGAACGCTCTCAGTATTTGGCACCGACGTACCGAGTCTCTTTTCGGTTCAACGTAATATCAGCGCTCAGGGGGATGCTCAGGCGCCCAGTGGGACCTACGAGAATCCGTGGGAGCGTGCAAAATTATTCGTAGAGGGCAAGGCAGGATTTCCGGCAGACGCGACGGGCCTTAGCGGTCTGATGTGTCCCGGCAGCGCATTCGCCAATAATTTTAGAAGCCTTAGTGTCAACAAGACCGAGGGTACGGTTTCTCTTAACCAGACCTTTATTGCTTTAACTGGTGGAACTGCGTATGAAGACTTTGAAGTCAACACCTCGCAGTCTCTAGAAGATCCTAATATCTCGATCACAGTTGACGGAACGGTTAACGGCATGTCTGTGGTCTCGTATGATGGGTGCCCCGCTAGCGGAACGCCAAAATTTAACAATGCGATGAGCCACTGGGAGGGCATATCGGGCTCCATGTTTGCTAGGGCAAACGCTGTATTTGGAGTTTGCTCTGGACTTTCCGGAATGCCACTTGGAACTTTAAATCCCAACCCATTAACTCAGACGTTTGGCTATAATCCTATAGCGGGAACAGTTACTTATTCATTTACTTACGATAATCGTCCCGCTCATTGTTATGATCACGCAATTACAGAAAATATCACCTTTACCGAGACCGAGCCTAACGACGTTTTTGCGTCTCTTACCGTTTTAGGAAAAGTATCAGGACCCCTTCTTCAAAGTATAGGAACCATAGGACCGCGTACCAGAGAACTTTCTATTGAAGCTATCTTGCCAAGACCCACAAGCTGCTACTACCTGAACGCCACCACCTACGAGAACGACTTCTACGATGCCCCGGACGCATACGATCAGTTTGTACTTAATTACGCTTCTATATTGTCTAATAATTATGAGCAAGTTTTTGTAACGGCCTCATCCAAGACGTGGGATCCCAAAACAGGAAGATTTAACCTCAATCAATCGTGGACTGTAGGAAGCTGCTAGATGGCCCATACCGCTACTCATATCTGCACCCCTGAGAATATTTACGGACCCTTCGAGCAGACAATGTTTTTGGGGCTGACCGTCATTAGCTTCACTGCCAATGCGGGTGTAAACGAGCAAAGCTCTGATCTTACTATAGAGCTTGTGCAGGACTTGTGTGCCCAAGAACCCCCTCCCGGCTTCGACCCTCAAAATCCGGTGCCATACGGGAAGGTCTATTTTAAAACAGAGGCTCGGGGTGACTTTTCCAAGTATTACTATGCGGGACCTGATCCCGGCTTTACAGAACCCGCTCCGGGCGCTCCCTGCTATTTCAGGGTTGCTAATTTTGAATATTCAGGAATTATGCAGTCGTGGAATAAGAAGAATGGCCCAGACGGCAACCCCGTTTACACGGTAAAGCTTACCGACCCGCGCATTCTTTTGGACAATGTTCAGGTAATAGTCGGTGAATATCAAGGGGGTATTCAAGGAGTTCCCTCGTCGCCGGACAGGCCTCCGGTTTCCCTTACCCATCAGCTTGGAAATATTGTTAACGCCTACGGGTTTTTAGATGCTCTTAATCAAAACTGTCCTTTTGTAGAAGTAGGGCACCCTTCCGACGACCCAGAAAATAAAGCTAGCTTTGGATCTCCGGCGGGAGGCTGGGGCACTTCTTCCGATATTGCTGCCGGTGTTCCTTGGAACTACCTAAAGAGGGCCGTCCAGTGCCTGCTCGGCAATTCGGCCCAAGCCAACGCGCCCAAGTTCTCCAAAGGCTACATTCTCGGACCTCCCGGCTCGCCTCGGACCGCCGGAAACCGTGGGGGGTTTGGCGAGCTATACACGGGGGGTGGGATTGGCAATCTAAATACACCTGCTGCATATATAATCGATTTAAGTGAAATTCCCGACGCTCCTGCGTTCTATCGGGTTAGCGGACCAGTTATCAGTACGTCGGAAATGATTGCGCAGGTGTGTCGGGACGCGGGGTGTGACTATTACATAGAGCTATTGCCAACGGCGAGGGCTCTGGTGATAAAAGTAAGAGTTATTTTGCGGACCAACCAGCCAGCCATGGGTGAGATTACGGCCTTTATTAATACCGCCGCCAGCCAAGGAGGAGCCACCAGTTCTACTATTGGTAGGGAATATCGCCCCAACCCCAATAACGCTTTTATTATTGGGGATAAGAAACGCTCGGTTTATCGACATAGCGGCACGATCCTTGGTGGGGATGCGACTATTCAACCGTATTGGGGCCGCGACTTGGACGGAAAGCTCAACCTTTCTTACCAAAGCAGCTGTGAGACAAGAGATACGACTAATGCGAATCACTGGGTTGGACCTCCCGACTGGAACATTCGGCTGGACTTTCGAGATATCAACGGTCAGCTTAACCATAAAATGACGACGGAACTGAGGCCTGATGGAACGCCCTATACAGCCTATCATAAGCTGCTTCCGGACGGCAGGGGTTGGGTATGGGAAGGGGAATTACGAGCAGCGATGGGCAGCCTTAATAGCTTCGTCAACTTTTTGCTATTAGGAAATACTTATCCTACCGGCTGCGTGTCTCCTGCCGGAGATAAGACCGTACTCAAGCTTTGGGCAGAAGACATAAACTTAGCGTTTCAAGGACAGGTCCAGCTGGCGGTCACGCCTTCCGGCGGATCTGGCAATCCCGTCGTTGCTCCGAATGCATCGTTCCTTTCGTCTATAAATACGATGAATATGACAAGGGGGCCAGTGGGCCCGACCGACCCCTATCTTAAGGACGCTCAGAAAGTTCACCAATGGCTACAGCAGTATGCGCAGGAACACTATGGAAGAAAGTGGCTCGTAGAAATACCGTTCGCCTGTTACGCCGGGGACACTGGCAACCCAGATCTGATTAGATGGTCCGACGAGCCCTCCACCGAGGGAGCATGGACAGAGGCTAATAACGTTCTAGATCTTGAACACTTCGGGGTGGGGCAGGGCGTTGCTATGGATCGCTTTAAGACCAGTGACGGTCGGCTGAATCCCATACTAAGGTGGACACAAAATGCCCCCCATGCCGACCCCTGTACTCGCCAACCCTGTGTAACGGGACTGGACTATGATCAAGTTCCAGTTTCTAACCTTCTTACAAATACCTACGACACAGCACAGGGCTCAGGAGCCGACCTCTATGTTTGGCAAAAGGCTGATATATCAGAAAAGTGGGTGACAGGATGTCCCTATTTAGACAGTGATCAAGACCGAGTATTTGCTCTGCTCACCTGCGATCCCGTGTATACTGGCTTCCCCGCCAATGATGGGAAAAGAACCCAAGAGACCTTCATGGTTCAGTCTGGGATGAGAGACAAGCCCGTCGTGTTTTCGACCCTGAAGCAGCCGATGGTGGGGCTGGGGGGATCATACGCAAGCAGAATGCTTCCCCCGCTGGCAGCCGCAGTTCCTGTTGTCAGCAATACACAAACATACGGGCCGTGGTGGAAAGAAGCAGTTCCACATAACGCCTCAATGACCTACGGGACTGTTCACGCAGAGCAGGACACCACTCTCAGCCCATGGGAGTACGGCGGAACTGATTTTATGAATGTAGGAGCTTTGTCGAAAGTCGAAAACGCTACTACAGCTATGAATGTTGCGGAAAGAGGAGAGGTCACTGTGGGGGGATACCCCACAAAAGGGCTTGGAGCCGCAATTACCTCAAGCCTGACCCTTGCTCCAGCAAGAAACCTAGTAACCGCCGTATTCTTCGGTCTTAATTATCAATATGTCACTCTGGTTGCCAGCGCAGCAGGAGCGAGCATATCTAACATGAACGTGGTGGTAAGCCCCCAAGGGGTCACTACGTCTTATACTATAAGTACGTTTACACCAGTTTTTGGAAGATTTTCAAAGGGCAACGCGGACAGAATAAAGGCGATAGGACGGAACAAGCTTGCTGCTGACAGGGCTCGCAGAGGCAAGACAGCTAAGGACGCTATCAGGCAGATGAACGCGTCTGGACGAGGTCACACTCTTCTAAGCAGGATGATGGCTGGGCCAGCGTATTCTCCAAGCAGCGCAGGGGTTATATTAGCCGGAAGATTATTTGGCCAAGACGAGAAAAGAAAAGAAGTGCTCGTCGCGGACAAGAATACTTTTGCCTTTTATGATGACTACGAAAACACGGCAATGATGAGTATGGACGGCCTTATTAGGCCCGTTGCTAAGACTGGAGCCGCGATTCCATGGACCAACGGTGGCTTGCCTGCGATGAAGTCACATCAGAGTGGTCTCTGTCCGGGCGCTGGTATATCGGGATTGCTTGGCATTGACTGGAGTGGTCGCGGAAGCTGGCGTACTGGCACGGGCATCCCACAGGCAACGGGAGCATATTCTGGATTCGATACTGGCAATGTAAAATATGAAAATGTGGGCGGCGTTCTCTCCCCTCCCCCTCCTCTAGGAGGGATGACGGGGATAATTATTGCAGCAAATTATCTTGATCCGCTTGCAGATCCAGTTTCCAATGCCACTTTTTTGTCGGGAGTCCGATCCACTGGCTCGCTACACAGCTCTGGAACTTCGGGATCTCCTCTTTATCCCTATGCTAGCGGTCATGATATAGAATCGGTTGCTAGAGGGGACGCCCGTGGTCTAGAGGAGATAGGTAACTCTACGTTTACCGGACAGTCTATGATAATCGGGGGAATGAATGACAGGTACGCCGCCGGGATAGGGGGCACTGGGACGCTGCCCGTTTCCGACTCGGGAAGAGGCGACTACAGGTTTATGGCGTTACGCGGCCCACTTGTACTTCAATCGTGGGGGTATGACACCTATGGAAAGCCAGTGCCGAATTCACGAGGCTACTCGGGGGATGCTACCTTCCAGACGGGCGCATACGGGCTTTGGGACACCAGCAAAGTTGCGGACACCGGCAACGTGCACCAAAAGGGCCAGTCAGGGCTTACCGACAGATTTGCGCCTAACTGGCTGTCGGATGCTACCAATTGGCCTGTAGCGCCAGTGGATCTTCGCTATGATCGCGCCAGAGGTGTTTGGACAGCACCACCCCCTTATAGACTAATGAAGGTCAAGGCTATAGAGTCTATCCCGGCAGGATCAACGGGGCTAGTGGAGGTCCTGAGCGGCGGTGACATGTACGATAAAGACGGCGTTGGCTTTGCTGATATCGTCACTGTCCAGCCTACCGGGCTGTCGTCCGGTGCGTCGGGGCAGCCTATTGGTACGGGGCTTCAAACCGGAATACCACCCCTGATCAATTTGGACAATTTTCTGGGTAGCGATATTGAGAAGGACGACATTCTCGTAACCCATTATGACACGTACAGCTGTCAGCACTGGCCCTTGGGGGGCGGGGGAGGAGGAGGCGGTGACGGCGGATGCAAAGGCGGGATGACGCAGGGTGTTCGTTATGTGGACGACGTAGTGTGTGTGGGAGATATTCTTGAGGTGGAATACAAGCACATGAACTTCCTGTCTGGATGTTTTATGGGAACGAGTACGTAGAGAATAGGAGAACATAGGAATGGGGACCACTAAAGCGCTGGACTGTCCAGCATGTGCATGTTGCAACCAAAAAGAGTTCGAGCCATGCTCGTCAAAGTGCTGTAAATGCAGTAATAACGGAGGTCTTGACTTCGACATTATCGATTGTCAAGCCTATTATGTGGAAGAAAATCCAGATACCCTTATGGACAATTGGTATCCCATCGATTCATGTTGTTCGGGAATGTCCTTTACGATGAGTAGAAGTCTTGGCTACCTGATGTGTACTCAGTCGGGAATGGGCCCCGGCAATATGAGTCCAGATGGAGTCTCGTGCCTCACAACTGGAACTGGCGCTGGGCAGCCTACCGGCACTGGAATTGACACTTTAGATGAGCTGTGGGGGTTCAGCGGGACAGTTTGCACCTCATGCTCAGGGGGTCCGCAGAGAGAATCTGGCGTGGATCCAACATCGGGATGGGAGGATCCTCACTTTGCCGCCAACAACTGTGACGGCATGTGTCTAAGAGCGTCTTTTTGTTGCTGTCCAGATCCAGTTTCAGGAGCAAGGAATAATCACAATGTAGGCCCGGCAGGAGGTAAGTGCGCAGGGGGGAGTTCGACCAACTTGCCAGACAGAACTAGCACCTGTAGATGTGCTACCATGTGTTATAAATTTACAATGGAGTCCTTTGAGTGTCATGAAATTGACGCCAGTGTTCTCTGTCCCGTACAGACGGGAACTTTTATGAGCGCATGCTCTCCGTGCTCTTTTTTGCAGAGCCCCACCGTAACTGGCATTTTCGGCTCGCCGGGTATTGACGAACACAGTGGATGCACATGGGGGTGCGAACAATATGCTACAGCTACGGGAGCAAACATGGGATCATGGCAAACATGGGCGACGTGCCCTCCCGATGTTGCTCGGGGGTCGAGGGAGTGCGGGATGATCCCTCACACGGGGTCAGCCACCTGTAGCGGACAATGCCCTAGCGATTGCGTTCTGGACGGAGATGGGAATAGCACAAAAACTGGCTGTCTTGGGAAGCTGATGCTTATAGTAGATGGCGTTTACGAGTCTCAATGCGATTGTGCCAAGGGTCAGTTCAATCTTATGTGCGATCCCGACGATATTTACAAACCTTCAGGAGTAGGGTATATGAAATCCGTTTTCGTAAAATTTACCGGACTCCTTTCTTCCAGTGACTGAATAGGAGCCTATACAATGGAACTCGATATAGTGGAGTGTGGTAGTAAGTGTATTTGTTCAGGGCCGGGGCACTGTCCTTGCTATGGGTTTACGATGAGCGAAAGACTGCACTCTAAATGTAAAAGCAGTCAGGTGTGGAGAGACAATTTTTCAAATTTCTTCGAGGGGGTCAAAACCGAGGAGTACCGAGCAGAGGCTGCCGTTAGAGAAAAGGAGGCGACGGAAAGGGCGGCGAGGCAGCTGGCTGAGAGAAAGGCGCGAGAGCGAGGCTTGGACGAAGCGATGGCTGAAATTGAAGATAGAGCTCAGGGCTCAGATATGAGCGGTCTTGGAGATTTAATTGAGGGCGTCCTTACAAAGTTTGGGGTCACCTCAGAAAAGGTGGAGAAGGCTCTCGGAGTTCCGTCGTGCGGATGCAGTAAGAGAAAACAATTCCTTAATGAACTCTTTCCTTTTGCGAGAAAAAATGACGAGAAGAAAAAAGAAATCGACCCAGAATAGTTCTAGAAAAAAACTTTCCCCTAAGACGGAGAATCAAGGCGACTATATTCGAGATATGGTTGAGTCTCACATCACGGTGTGTTGCGGGCCAGCGGGCTCGGGAAAAACTGCGGTGTGTGTGGGGCTAGCCTGTGAGTATCTTCTAGATCAAAAAGTCAATAAGATAGTTGTAACTAGACCCGTAGTCGAGTCGGGAAATGGCCTCGGCTATCTTCCGGGTGGCTTCGACGAAAAGATTCAGCCCTATCTAGTTCCTATTATAGAAGAAATGAATGCCTATTTAGGCAGGGATGGCTTCAAGGCTCTAAAAGAGTCCGGATGTATAGAGATATGTCCTCTTGAATTTATGCGTGGAAGAAATTTTCATGAGTCTTTCATGATATTAGACGAAGCGCAAAATGCTACCTTTGACCAGATAAAAATGTTTATAACTCGAATAGGGAGAAGATCCAAAGCGGTTATTAATGGAGATGTGAGACAGACAGACCTGCCACTTCGAATGCAGGGAGGAATGGAGTTTTGCATGGACAGGCTTGAAGACCTGCACGGAGTAGCTGTTTGCGAACTGGATGATAGCGATATCATCAGGCACGATATTATTTCCAAAGTCCTCGCTCGTCTTTACGAAGAAGGAGAGTATGAATGACCAATCCAATCATTCTCAATAACGATCAAGTTTCTGATCTACTTAATATCCCTGATTGTATTGATGTAATTGAAGATCTTTTTAAAGAATACTATAAGCACGAACATTGTGGGCTAATACAAATGCCGCCCAAAGTCTATTTAGACATAGAGAATGGAGATTTTAGATCAATGCCAGCTTTAGTTAAAGGTACGGCGGGCATTAAGTGGTGCGGGGTCCATATGGACGACACGGGCACCAAAAGGAAGGTTAATATATTTGCCAAGGTTCTTATTAATGACGTTGCCACCGGAGAGCTTCTAGCCATTATGGACGGGGAGGTCATTACTGCCACGAGAACAGCGGCGGTAACTGCCGTGGCTACTAAGTACATGTCAAGACCAGACGCAAAGATTGGGGCCTTCATTGGCTGTGGAAACCAAACTCGCTCTCAGATAGAGGCAGTCCTGCGGGTTCGAGACCTAGCCAAGCTTCATCTATTTGATTTGAGCAAAGAAAGGGCGCAGTCTCTTGCAAAGAGATTCCCTGATCGCGACATCTGTGTGTGTGACAGTCTAGAAGAGTGCCTATACGAGGCGGATATTGTAACAACCCTAACTCCTTCTCGAAAGGGTTTTGTCCATCACGACTGGCTCAAGCCTGTTGTCCACATCAACGCAGTAGGGGCAGACGCAGAGGGCAAGAGGGAGCTCGACCCGTCCGTATTGAAGGGTATAGATCTTGTTACCTATGATGAGTGGGTGCAGTGCTCTCATTCGGGAGAAATTCAATATTTACATGAGCTAGAAGAGGAGCACACGATGGTTCAGTCATGGTGTCCGCTTTCTCACATTGTCGGAGGAGCCGTAGATCCTTCCGAGCATAAGCAAACACTATTTGACGCAACAGGATTGGCTATCGAGGACGTGGTTACGGCCCGGCTTATCTATGAAAAATATCGGGAGAGTCAGTAAAAATACCATCGACGTTCAGATTTCTCATTTGCTTCAGCCCCTTCTCTGTGTTTACTGTAAAGGCAAAAACTTTAAAGTCCATAGAATGGAGCCATTCTACCAAGTCCTCCTTTAGCAGCTCTTTGCTTAGATTAAGGGAATAAATCGGAAGTTGGCTTATTTCTTTCATGTTGCGAACAGTAAGTCTCTCTGATAAGTAGCTAACCTTCATTGTTGGCATATAATAATAGAAGATTTTTAGTTCTTTGAAGGAAAAACTGGAAATAACTATCGAATCCCACATATAATAAAAGGGCTGTAGAGCTTCTACTAGGCGTTTTGCAATCCCTCTTTCTGCTATCTCAATGTTAATCAGGCATCTGCCCCCAATTAGCGTCAACACTTCCTCTAGAGTAGGAATCGACTCTCCATCCCCAGCATTCAGGAGCTTAAGCTGCTCAAGATCCTTGTTACGGACCTTACCTCTTCCGTTTGTTGTTCTGTTAACTGTTTCATCATGAATTACAACAATTTTTTTATCTTTGGAGAGCCTGATATCAAACTCAATCATATCCACATTTAAATCTATGGCCTTTTGGAAAGACGCAAGCGTATTTTCAGGCTTATACGCAGACGCGCCCCGATGAGCTATATTGAGCATATGAAAATCCACTTTGATACATTGAAAGGCTTATCTCAGCACGTCTTTTTAAGGCTGGGAGTGCCATCCGGCGATAGCGAGACAGTCGCAGACGTTATAGCTACAGCTGATCTCTACGGATTTAAGACACACGGTGTCAGCAGGCTTCGCTACTATATAAACAGAATAAAAGACCGCGTCCAACATACATGTACCCCATTTCGCGTTCTAAGCTCTAAATTAACAACTGCTGTAGTGGATGGTGGTAATGGAATGGGGCAGGTTATAGCCTCTCGTTCTATGTCCATAGCAATTGAAAAGGCTTTAACCTATGGTCTTGGGTGCGTTGTGGTAAAAAACTCCTCTCATTTTGGTATTTGTAGCTATTATTCCTTGATGGCCGCAAAAGCTAACATGATAGGGGTTGTTTTTACTAACACGCGTCCTGCGGTAGCTCCCTTTGGCGGTAGCCTTCCCCTTTTAGGAACGAACCCTTATTCAATAGCTATTCCATCTACGACACACCCCTTCGTAATAGATTGTTCTACATCTATAGTTCAAAGGGGAGACGTGGAGGTCTGGGAGAGAGAAAAGCAGCCTGTCCCGCAAGGGGCTTCAGTCCCCTTTGTTTCGGATGCTTCCATTTTGCTTGGAATGCTGGAGAGAGGAGAGGCGGCTCTTAGCGCATTTGGAGAACACAAAGGATATGGTCTCTCCGTAGCAATCGAGATGCTTTGCTCTTCCCTTACTAACGGTGACTCTATGGAAGAAATTAGGGGCCATTACGAGGGATTAAAGAATAAACCGTACAACTTGGGGCATCTTTTTTTAGTAATAGACCCGTCTCATTTTATAGACATTAAAACATTTAAGAACAAGGTTTCGTCTATAAGGTCACGTTTAAGAAGTTCCGCAGACTCTGTTTTGGTGGCAGGAGATTTAGAATTTGAGGGGCTAGAGAAGCGTAAAAATGCTATAGAAATAAGTGACTATGTCTACAGTGAGCTTCAAAATATAGCCGATGAATTTGATTTTAGTTTGGAGATAGAGTCGTGACTGGTGTTAAAGACATAGAGTACAAGATTAGAAAATTTCAGAGAGGAGCGAGGGTTGCCGCTAAGACCAACAAGGCGCTAGAGAAAGAGCCCGCAGAGGCTTTTTTAGCGAGAAACAGGATGATTATTCGCGACTATACCCAAAAGATTATAGAGCTAAAACGATTGCTGTTCTCTATGACGGGTCGACACTCTCCTCTTTGCCCGAGGTGGCCTCTTTAAATAAAGCCTGTACCCTCTTGTCGAACGGGGCGTAGGGTATGTGTCGGTATCTTAGCACGTTGTCCTTTATTGTTGACGCCTCGCTGAAGTGGTCATCTAAAATAAGATCTGCTGCGGAGCATATCGGGAATGCGGTACACTGTTGCATAGCGCTAAAGAGCTTGCAATGATATACTATTTTTTCAATAATCTCGTCGTCAGCTTCAGCTCGCATAATAACTAGATCTGCAAGTGCCGGGCACGTGGTTCTAAATATATGCACCAGTGTCTCGTCACGCAGCTCACAGTCATTGATAAGGAATCTGACCACGTCTCTATGGCCAACATATCTTAGCGTCCTGTAGGCGCAATGCTTCACGCCCCTTCTTTCCATAGCACTAAGGGTATGAGACATTCCGCCGCTAGTATAAAACGCCTCTAGCATGCCAATTTTTGTATCAACATGTTTTAGCCCCTCCATGCCCGGAACAATTTTTTTAGCCCGGTGAGACAAGATCTCACAGTCGTCCCTGTACTCATTTATAAGGCCGTCATAAGACCAAGTACATCCATATTTTAAGAAATTATGGGGGTCTACGGGAAGACCTCCCACCATCATGTTGACACTTTCAGGGGGACGGCCTCGGAGCTTTGCAGCTTGGCGGTGGTATAGATGTTCGGCTACCATATTAACCCACCCCGGAGCTAGCCCGAGATCAGTCATTACTGGAGCTGTGCCTTTGGCGGCATATCTGTTAATTTCTTCGCTAACGTCAACTCTTCCCCCCAGATCACAATATTTTATTCCCTTGTCTATACAAAACTTAGCAACATTAAGATTCTGGTGGTAGGGGAGTGCGGATATCACAAGAGAGCAGTCAGCAAGGTCTGGCGTGGACTTACCCCACACATGCAGATCTCCCGAATCTAGAAGCTGCCCGCATTCGTATCGGCGCTTAACATGAGAGTCTACCAATACCAACGAATGGCCCATCTTATGCATCGCCCAAGCTATGACACGACCCATTTGGCCCAGTCCGATAATTCCTACTTTCTTCATGATGAAATTCCCCTATCGGTATAGCCTAGCCATATGTACCCTACGTTAGCTACAGCGTAACAAAAGAATATAAGTGCAAGAGCATAGTTTTTTCTTACAATTGCCAGATCCGCCGTTACTATTAGATATAGAACGGTAGATAATATTAAAGCCCAGAGTCCCATGTATGAGTGCCCTCTTTTCTTCTTCCTGCGGATTCCGAACATTGTCTCGCTCTTTGAGCAAGCCATTTTTGAGCTTCGTCTTTTCTTCCCTCTGCCCAGTAGTGGAGCGCCCCTCTTTGTAGTGTTCTTCCGAAGGAGAAAGAGATGTTCCATGGGAGATGGAATGAGTGACTTATCCGTCCAAGAATGTCTAGAACGTCTTCGTCTTGCTGTCCTCCGCTGAGAAAAGCAATAACTGGAACACTTGCGGGGACATGACGCCTGAAGCACTCTACAGTTTTTTGCGCCGCCTCTTCGTTGGAGGCCCGAACTGCTGAGCTGTATCCTGTTACTACCATGTTGGGCTTCAGAATAATCTTTTCGAGATCTACTCTTTGACTATCGAGAGCCTTAAACAACTCTGCCAGCGCGGTACTAGTTGTTTGGTAAGATATCCCTATCCCATGGGTTCCGTCCATTAGCACTTCCGGCTCGACTATGGGAACGATACCATACCCCTGACATCTCTTAGCGTACACGGCCATAACCATAGAGTTAATCTGGATATTTCCTAAAGACCACTCATGGGGGCTCTTGTAGCCCTTGGGCTTAATAACAGTTCTCCATTTAGCAAATGTTGCCCCCAAATCCCTGTATTGTTCCAGCCTGTCTGCAAGCCCGTCTAGACCTTCTGTCAGAGTGCCGTACCCATATTCTTTCGCCCCCGCGTCTACCTTTATTCCAAGCTCTATCCTTTGTGCTCTTAGCGGTTCTATGGTTAGACGGGAATTTATAGTTTCATCAAAAAGAATAACCCCTCCTATGAAGGGAGAGATCCCCGGCGTAGAAAAGATAGTGTGTCGATAGTCATGTCTAGTTTCTGTCGTCGACTCCATCTCTACGGAGTCAAATCTCTTTGCTATAGTGCCAGAGCTTTCATCTGCTGCCAATATACCTTTGTTATTAAAAAATATATTGTCAATCGTTTCCAACATTCCCATAATTATTCCTACTTAAGAAAGTGATAGCTTTGCCGCTTGGTATAATCCGTTAGACACTGCGAAAAGTGGCTGTTCTGCATGCTTTACTTCGGAAACAGGAACCGGGAAGTCGTCCCCGATCAGCTCACGTAGCCTTTCAACAAATCCTACCACCAAAGAGGTTCCTCCGGCTACAACAATAGGCATCTCTGTCGTTACATTTGGAAGCTGCTTTCTTGGGGTTCTTTCGTAAAGCTCCTTAAATTGCTCGACTACGTAGCTTAGCAAGGATTCATAATAGATAGAAATAGCTCTCTGTATTCCATTGGTCGATTCATAAAGACTGAAGTCAGCCTTCTCCTTAACTGCCGTCACTACGTTGTGTGTTTCATCTGTGTGCTGGGCAGCGTGGCCATCGATCCAGTCTCCACCTCTGCTCAAGCTGAATGAGAAAACGGGTATCCCCATAAATGAGTAGACAATATTGCACATGCCTGCCCCGAAGCTCATCCCGATTCCACTGTATTGGGTGTCAGCCAGTTCTGAATACACGACCGCCAGCCCCTCTGTCATAACGTTAACGTTTTTATATCCTAAGTCATCAAAGACGCCACTCAGAATCTGCTTGTGATACTCGACATCGAAATCTGCATCAATGGGCTCTGCGGGAACACAGTAATAAAGCACGTCGCTATCCGCCACGGGCTTGCCAGCAATAGCTTTCACAAGCTCTCCCACCATCAGGTTGGACACGGGCTGTTTGGGATTAAGCACCCCTTTTGCCATAGGCCTGAGACATTCTTGGTGAAAAAGATTGGCAAATTTAAACGCGTCGTCCCCTAAAACGTACAGGACACCGTCCACCTTTACATAGTGCGCCCCGGCATTTTTGAGCATGCTTTCTCCAAACTGATTTGCCGACCCTTCAAGAAATTTTGAGGGGTTAAGTTTAAAGAATGCATCTCTAATTTTTCTAAACTTTACATTATCAGCTTCCTTCTCGGCACAGGAAATAAACCCGGTGCCAATATCTACCCCAACTGCGCGAGCGCTGAGGGGAGGAGTTTCAATAGGATCAGTCATTTTAAATACCTCTTGTATTGGGGGGTGATAGGATTGGATGTGCTGGCCATAATAATCCCTCTCGTCTTGTATAACTTCTTGCTCTAAAGAAGGTTCTTCGGGAGGAGCTTCTGGCTCTATATCTTTGTGAAAATTTTGGGTGCTCTCTAAATCAATAAATGTTTCTTGCAGCCCTATTAATTTCCTAATCCTTTTCTTCATTCCCATGAACTTCACCTATTCTCTCATCTCCGAAAGAAGTTTCTATCTTTGGAGTTTTGAAATTTAATGCCTTTTCTGCAAGCTCATGCGCTTCGGGTTCTACATTCCTGATCTTTTTTTCCTTCTTCACCTTCTTTTTATAAGAATCGTTAAAATACGTGTTGAAGATGTAAAGACCCGCGATAAAGAACGCGAAGGGCCAGAAGGAATACGCTAGTGTGTTTAAGAAAATTTCAAACGCTTTTGAAAACATTACTTCATGCCTTGGGGGAATGTCAACTTGTCGTCATGATTTACTGTCCACGTTACTTCGTGGGTAACGGCCCTGAAGGTTCGAGCTGCTGAGGGATATCCGTTTCCAGATTTTTTAACCCCCCCGAATGCAACGTGAGATTCAGCAGCGATAGAGCCGCCATTCCAATAGCACATCCCATAATCGCACCGATCACGACAAATTCTAGCTTTCTTGAAGTCTTCAGTGACCACGCCAACAGCGAGGCCATAATCAGTATCATTGTAGATCCTGACAGCGTCATCAATAGTATCAAAGGGGATGATTGCAACATGGGGTCCAAACACCTCGTTCTTTAGGTATGGAGCGTCTCTCCACTCAGTTTTATACACCAGAGGCGTAACGAAATAGCCCGGCTTGTTGTACACTGGGGCAACCAAAACCTCAGCTTTTGCGTCGGCAATCACCTGATCATTAAAAGAAGTCACTCTTTCTAGTTGCTGAGAGTTTATAAGTGGCCCCATATAGTCTCGCTGGTTTGGCGTCCACGCCTTTCCTACGGTAAATCCCCCGTCCACAAAAGGGGGTCCTGTCGAGATTGAATTCTTGACATGCTCTGCAAAAGACTTACAAAAATCTTCATAAATCTCTCTTTGAACGATAAGTCGCCCCGAAGAGACGCATCTTTGCCCAGAAAGCTTAAAGGCGCTAGCGAGAGCAGATGATACGGCTAGGTCAAAGTTGGCATCATCAAATACTATCACCGCAGACTTGCTTCCCATTTCGCAGGAGCATGTTTTGTGCCAACTGTCTGCGCAGACCCTTCTAATGTGCTGTCCAACCTCTGCGCTTCCAGTAAAACATATGTGATCCACGTCCTTTTTGGCAAGATAGTCCCCTACAGAGCCATCTCCGTGAACTAAGTTAATAACCCCCGCTGGAATACCCGCCTCGTGGTAAAGCTTAATCGCTGCCTGAGAAGAGTAGGGCGCGTCTTCGCTAGGCTTGATGATTACCGTATTGCCCTCAACCAGTGCCGGAGCAGCGCACCAGAAAGCGCCAATGGCAAGAGGAAAATTCCAAGGACTAATGACAGCAACAACACCTTTAGGCTTACGTAGCATATAGGCATCTTTTTCAGATATTTCGGACGCAATTGCTTCTCCTTGAGGGGTCCGTCCAGAACCAAAAGCATACTGCGCCATATGAAGCGCCTCATTGACTTCTGCAATGGACTCGTTAAAGTTTTTTCCAGTCTCCCACGAGACAATTTCCGCGAGCCAATTGCGGTTTTCTTCTATAAGCTTGGCCATCTTGTAAAGATATTCTGCTCGTTGCACCCTACTTATAGATCTCCAGCTTTCGAAAGAGGATCTTGCATGGTCATACGCCTTGTCGACTTCCGCTTCCGTGCTGTTGAAGAAGGTTCCCAGCGACGTTTCAGTGCAGGGGTCTAGATTTTCAAACACAGACTCAGATTCACTTATAACAAATTCGCCATTAATGTAATTTTTAGCTTCCCACATATCTATACCTCTTTTGTACTGTTCATTAGGTCCTTAACAGAGTTTTGACAAAAACCTTTATCTCCCCGCTCTATAAGTTCGAAGATAACTCCTCCAGCCGCCTCAATGGGCTTTGTGAATATTTGTCTGAGGTCGTCTTCAGGGCAATCGATAATCTCTGCCGACAGAAATTCAATTCCCGACTTACGCCATTGCTTGACGACATCCTTGATATCGCTAACTTGATAGGCCATATGGTGAATGCCACCGACACCCCCTCTCTCCCTCACCCAGCTGCCAACAATTGAATCTCCCGTCCCGTCGCTTATAAATATTTCAGGGGCCAAGTGATGCTCTACTGGCCTCCCTACACCTGCGGACGCAACGCTCCATGGAATTGGGATAATCCTGTTCAGCTCGTTGTTCTTTTCCGGAGGCACCATTGCTATGCAGTCAGCAGTCGACCCATCATCGAATTGTATATCAAATTCTGTGCCTATGCTATACCCGAACAGCTCCGAAAACTTTTTTGCAGTTACGTTGCGATCTTGCACGCGATATGCAATATGGTCCAGTCTCATCATCTGTCCTCGTACAGAGCCCTTAGCATTTGTAGGCTGACTTTTAGCGAGTCATTGTCGCTGGCCTGACCCACCTCCTCATCTAGCCTTCTAGTAATACTCTGTGCATCTGAATCGCTTAAATATTCATTCATGATGCTGACTATCTTTCTAGCTTCATCATTACTTGTTGGCATTTTATCATCCTTGTTCTTTAGGTTTATAGATATACCAGCCGTTATCAGGTAAGTATCCCCTGTTCTTGTCGGCATAAGACTTTTCGTTTGCTCTTTGCTCTTGTTGTTTTTCCGAAAGCTGATCCCATTTAATTTTTGGGAATATCAGTCCTCCCTTTTTTGTTCTTCCAAACACAAGCTTTGCCCTGCAAGTTTTACAGCCCACTTCCAGCCAGTCGTTGGAGGAGCTGTCTAATCTACAAATGAATTTAACGTTCGTGCTTTGGCAAGCACCACACCCCTTGTGTTGAAAAATTTCCTGAACTCGCGCTATCTGTTTGAAGACCTCATCCTCTTGATCACCTTCAATTTCAAACCACAGATCGTCGGTAGCTCTTACTCTTGCCTTCATACTCAGCTCCTGTAAAAGGTATCTTTCCAGTTTTCATCATAACCGGAGACATTCTCATTTTCAATATTGTCAGGTTTGCGTTGAAATTCAGAAAGCTGAGATATCAGCAATCTCGCTTCTAAGTTATTTATGCTGTTAATATTTTCTGCCGCCTGACACTTCATCTTGACCAGACCCTCTACGTTTACGTCCAGCCTCTTACAAAGCTGGTTTATCGCTAGGATCTGCTGATCATTGATAGCCTCTTCGGAAACCAAGACCTCCTCTTCGCTTTCGCTCTGAAGCTCCTCGGCCGTTATCACTCTAATCTTTAGTGCCCTCCGAAGAGCCTTTCCTTCAGCACGAGTGTCGGCGGTGGCGACCAAGTGGTCTTTGAACGGGTAAGGGGTTTTGGAATGCAAAACATCGACGCACCCATCCACTTTCACAGTACGGAGGCTGCGGTGTTTAACGATAGTAAGTGTATGGCATATAGTGCAGCGTAATCCGTTGGTGCCGCTAGGGGCCTCTACGATGGTACTGCGAGATTCTACGATTTCACCAAAGCACTTTTCTGTAATTCTTCTAAGTCCGTCAACGGTGGGAGCCCCGTTTATAAGCTCGTGGTCTCCCAGCTGATCCAGAAGATACTCGGACCACTCTGCGTCGCAGTCTGAGGGCCCGCTATATTGAGGTTCGTCAGGGTATTCACCAGCCACATCAATATCCATGCTGTCTACAAGATCGGACAATTCTTCAACCATGTCTTCGTAGTTTTCCTGCTTAGTGGTGCTCATATTTCAAAGTACCTTTCGTTTTCCTTTGGGTATTTGTCCTGTATTTTTTTCAACAACTCAAAAAGCCTGCTCTCTACCTCTCTCTGATATCGTTGAGATAATTTTTTTTCCTGCTTGATTCTCACCATGACAAGCCCGCTTTCTAAAATTAGACCCGTCTTTTGCCTGTCTGCTTTCTGATTTTTAATTAAATTATCCACACCCCACACGGGCTTAAAGTGAGAGGGGCCATCAACTTCTATTGCAGTCCGGAGAGCTGGAATAAACAGGTCCACCTGTAGCTGCTTATTTCTAAGCCAATGGTCCTTGTGAAAGTCTACCCTAAAACCCTCTTCTGTTAGCCGTCTGAGCAAGAATCTTTCCATTTTGGAGCCAATTTTGCTGGACTCTCGGATGGCGTCCTGTGCCTTTCTGATCAGCCTGTTTTTCTCGTCGTCGCTTTTTTTATTCCAAGCCTCTCTCCCGTTGTCGGATCGCTTTTGCCGCTCTTCATCAGTCATCTCGTCCCAGATTTTACCCTGAGAGTCGCTGATTTTACGTTTAGTGGCCTCTGATTGATTTTTCCCCTTTGTCGGATGAGATGCTCGACCCTTTTTCAGGGCATTTTTTTGGGCTGCGCTCTTGGTTCGAAGAGGGACTCCGTTCTTGCGAAGAATCCTGCGAATTTTATTGGGGTAGGTGTTAAACTTTTCAGCCAGCTCGTAGGTGCTGTAATTACCAGAGTTATAAAGCTTAACGATGTCATTGTCTGTATTAGAGCTCATACTAATCCAATTCTTTGAGGGCTTGTACATCCCAATATTTCATTACATGGGCGGGTTTCTTAAAAAGGTCCGATATTATTTTTGCATGCGAATCACTTCTGGCTATGATTTCTATTTGGTCGTCCATGAGGGTGTTTGAGAGGTGGGAGAAGTGGAGGTCTTGTATTCTCATCCAGTCAAAGTCGTACAAATAAATATACCGCTTTTTGGCATATACCATATTCTTGAGCTCTTGAATCATCGAAAGCTCGTGGGTTATAATGGCCCCATTAAAATTAAATGCATGCGCTCTCTGTAGCACGCTAGTTTTGACGGGTACGCTAAAGTTTAAATTTACTATGTCACAGAAAAGACAAGAGTCTACCCCCTCGTCTTTAAGCTTGTTTATACTTTTTACTGCGAGAATGTTTTTGGGGCTATCATATACAGACCCCATGAGAACACCTATCATTTTAACAGCTCCTTCAAAAAGCTCAAAAGCGCATTTGAAACATCATCTTTTCCTATAGTCTTGAATATTTGAGAGCAGCGATGATAATATGTGTGGTTTTCTCTAACGTGTGTAGAAATCTTTCTCGAATATTCCTTTTTGCCTTTCTCGTCGACCAGAAGGTTTTTCACTAGGGCCATAAGAGTAGGAATATCTGAAAATGTTTTCACCGATCCAAGACCGCGAAGAGGGGGTCTCCCAAGGATAGCCGGGGTTTTTAGGTAGGCCGCATCTAAATAGTCGTAGGAGCCGAAGTCAACGAGAACCTTTGTTGACTTGATAAAGTTGGCCCTCTCAAACATATTCACTTTGCCCAAATAATTTGGTATTGGAACTGGAGCCTCTCCTATGATTTTAGTGCGGTACGTATGGCATAAAGATCTTACGCTGTCAAGAACAGCCTCGGTATTCGGCACTACGCCGGTTATAATGAGCACCTCAGATTCCAGCTCCTCTAGTTTTTGGGCGGCGTGTATTTCCGTTACCTTTGCGGCCGGGAGCAGTGTCATGACATTCTCTTGGTCCGTAAAGTTGTCCATAAAATTTTCTGAGGTTATTACGGCAGCGGGTTTTTTTGGTATTTGTGGGTAATCGCGAGACCCCACTAGGACGTAGTCGAAATTGAATTCCCTGCACAGAATATTAAAGGCTCCGTCGAGCTGACTTTCGTGCAAAAATACCAAGTCGGGGCGGATTTCGTCAAACACGTCTATTATGGGCTTCTCATCAGAATTCCACAAAAATGTTTGCACATTGGCTTCGGGCCCAACTGTCTGAAGACACCCCGCTATGTTTCGAAAATGGTAAAAATGTAAATTTGGAACTAAAACTTTCACGTCAGTATTCCTATTGCTGTTTGAATATCCTTAGAGGTATCTATATCCACAATCTTTATATCTTCATTGCGAATGCATCCGAAGGAGCCCCCTCTTTCTATTATACGGTTAATTATTTCAAAACCAAACTTTCTATAGTTTCTCTTATCCCAGCACAGCTCTTTGAGCAGGTCAAGCTCTCGACTTCTAAAGACAGCAATTTGTCCCCACTTAGCAGGCAGGTCGTACATCATGTTTGCCAGATTTCCGTCTTTATCTATGATGCAGCCAACTTCGTCGACACCCATATTTATATCGTCTATTATTATACAAGACTTATTTAAGTTTAGGTTTTCAATAGCTGCGGAGTTAAAGACAAGATCTCCATACACTACAACAACAGTCTCTGCATCTCTGATGGCCCGTAGGCCCATTCCAATGCTCCTGACGACATTGCTAGACTCGTAAGATTCATTTTCTATCTTTACTATACTATTTGGGGTCTCATTCATGAGCTTTTCTGCTCTAAAACCGCAGATAAGGACGATATCGTGAACGTCTATTTGGGATCTTATGGTGTCAATCTGAATATTTATCACGGTAGACTCCCCGATCATTATCAGAGGCTTGGGTCCATAAGACTTCATTCTTCTGCCTATACCGGCAGCTGGAATGATAACGGTGATTTGAGGGGGCGTCTTTTTGCTCATTCATGAACTTCTACTGTTAGCAGAGACTCCCCTATGTGGTATATTTTCCTCCCGTTACTCACCAGAGACTGAAGAACCTCTTTAAAGATTTCGGCGTGTTCTTTAAACTCGATACTTTTAGCAATGGCCCCTCTGACAAAGAAGGGGGTGTCGATGATCACTTCTGAGTGTCCGTAAGATACATATTCCGCTCCGTTTTGCACCTTTTTTACAACAGTATCTGCGGTGACTATCTCAATTCCCTCGTCACTGTTGAATACATCAACTATCTCCTGAATAGCTCCGGGGAAGGAATAGAAGTGGTTCCCTCTCATAAATCCACATATGTGAGGGGGGGCAGAGGGGTCTATTTTATTTATAGTGAGATTAAAAAAGTCGGGATCGGGCACCGGAGGGACCATGTTGTATTTTGTAACTATGTTTTCGTAGTTTTGTTTGGGAATTCGTGGCTTGGGGCCTGCCCCAACCGCAACTAAGACACTTTTAGGCTCGGACATAGCTCTTCCACCTTTCTTATCAAATTGGTCCCGTCATTATAATGAACTAGCTTGTCTTTTAGATCTATATCAAAACTGTTGCCACCATATTTTGCATGAGCAAGCTTTAGGACTGTTTTACCGTGACCCTCGTCCGCTTCCAATATCACGAAGCTTTGCATTTTTTCTTGAATAGAATGGTGGATCTCTTCCGAAAAAGAAAGAGGGATTGGTTTAGTAACTTCAAAGGTTGTGTAAAAAAAATACTTTTTCGACTTAACATTATCATAGCATACATCTATAATGCCCATGTCGGAATGGTCTACAGACTGCACTCTTTGAGTTCTCCAGTTAGCAAAGGAGTATTCGTTATGAAAAAGTCCTACAACTTTTGGGGTGAGATCAATCTTCGAATGAGTGCGGTCTATCACCGTAACAATGGCGGGCTTAACGTCCTGCCGGTCCAGTTCATCGAGCCTCTCTTTCAGTTGCTCTAGGAGCTCTTGACTCTGCTTCTCGGTTGTTATGGCCTGATGGTGATGCCTACTTGCTGAAGGGCGAGCTGGACGCAAGAAGACTATGGCGTGATAGGGGATTTTTAATGAAGCTTTTACGTCATCTAAAATCTCTTCGACACTCTTCTCCTTGGCTATTTCTGCAAACTGCTCTTGGTGGCGAAAATAAGCGCAGGCCTTATCTTTCACTAAAAAGAACTTTTTCTCCTCATCCCCGACAAACATAAGGTCTACGCCATTTTCTTCAAACACCTCAAACCTTCCCGCTGCACAATTTACCTGCTCATTATCGTCATTGTATTGCGCAAAGATGCACTGGCGGCACGAGGTCGTGGAAACCGACGCCTGTATTGCCAGACCCTTCGGTTCGTCTTTTTTATCTTGCATGGTCTCTCTCGTATACGAACATAATGCATGCTACCCATAGTAGAAACTCTGTTAGGTGAGAGGGGCGAAACCCACCAATCGCTGAGGAAACAAGGGCCATAATTGTCGCTATTCCGCTAAACCTAATCATGATCTTCTGGCCGTTATTCTGTAATAGACGCCATTCAGGGCCGCAAACTCTATTTGAAGACCGTTAGACTCCAATATAGATCGCGTCTGCCCTAGAGTGCTCATCCTTGCCCTTCCCCCTGTTAAGAGAGAGGAGGTATTTTCAAAGTCTACAGAACCTATTGCGAATTGTCTAAAAATCTCTTGCGCATCCGGGGAACGTATCTCTAAAGTCCCTCCCTTCCGCAGCTTTTTTAGAACGGTCGCGGTCATTTGTTCGGGGAGAAACTCGAAGACGTTATCTACCATGAGTTCTTTACAAGCGCTGTCTGGAATGCCGTTTATGCCTTCTGGATTCAGAGTGATGTTTTCGTAGCCCTCTTTTGACTGGGAGCTATCGACGATCAGATTAACTTTCATAGTACCGTATCCTTGTGGTTTATACTTGCGCCGTGTAATATTGACTTTTCATATAATTAAAAACACTTTTCCACTTAGAGGCAAAATCTTTAGGGGCAAGCTGTGTGTTTATCACCTTTTCCCTAGCTCTTTCGCCAATACTGGACCTTTCTTTTGGCGACAGTCTGTCGAGATTGCGGAGAAGGACTGGGATATCTTCAATTTTATCTACAAGAAAACCGTCAACCCCGTTTTCTATGAATTCGATAAGATCCGTCTTGGCAAAACAGATCGGAATATTTCCACACGACATTGATTCAAGCATTTTCACTGTCACGTGATTTTGGGGGTTAATAAAGTAGTCTCCTTGTTGATAAATATCTTCTTTATCTTTTATGTCAGAGTCGGTAGGAATTACCGTATACATTTTTTTCCCAAAAGCTCTAAATATAGCCTCGCCAACTTGAGGAGAGGTATTATTGTCGAATATTATTCGGTGCTCTGTCATCTCTATTCCGAAGGAGGCATGCAGTGGTCGTTTTTCTGGGATGTGAAATTTTTCAGTGTCAATTCCAGCTGGAATTACTAGGCGAAGATTTCCGCTTGGCCATGAGAGACTGACAGGCTCGCTGATGGGGACAACTACGCTAGGATTTTTGTAAAGAGCCTGTGGGTTGGAAAGAGCGATACTTTCAAGAGCGCTCGTGGGTTTTACAGCCGAGCTGGAGCAGTGGTCTATTAAGAGTATGGGTAGATGAAACTTGTTGGCTAGCGACGAAGCTAAATCATACTGTTCCAACCGATTGTTGCACACGATCATGTCGAAATAGGAAGTGGGCCACTCTTGATTAATTACCTGTAGATTTTCGGGCCTTGTTTCTATCTCCTTTTTCCAAGCATTTCCAGAAGAAGACCATAGGTAAAAGTTGTTTTCTGTCTGACAAACAAGTTTTATGTATTTTTCATTGTTTTCTGCTACTATCAAGACATTAAGAGGCCCCTCATCGGACCTACGCGACGCAGAACGGATTACATTTTCTATTAGGAACATAGTAAGTCTTTCAGGGTATCGTAATAGTCATCGCTTTCAAAAAGCTCTCTTGTTTTTTTGTTATGAGCCTTCTTCTTTTCACGCAAGAATTTATCAGTATAAGCCTCTCTCATATGACGGGACAGAGATCTTATCGTGGGCCTCATCGAGGTTTCATCGCATGTAAACATGTCATCAAAAGCTCTGTGGTTTAAAATGCACTTTTCCTCATAGGACTCCACCCCCCATGATCCACTTTCACCTAGAAGCTCGTAGGCAGCGGTTCCCTTAGTCACAATAGGGGTGCTTTCGGCAGCAACAGCTTCTAGTATGAGGCTGCTACAGTTCAGTGAATAGTCGGGAGAGATAAAGCAGTCCCCCTCCTTGTGAACGGTCAGCCTCGCTTCAATGGGAAGAGGGCTGTCTGGATTCATGATATGCAGCATAGGCCTTTGGTCTGTATTTTTCGTGGCACCTATTGCCTTAAAGCATCCGTTGATGAACTCATTTACAGTCGCAGGGTCGGCGCTGTTTTCAAGAACGTACACTAGTACAGAATTATCGGAGGAGGAAAATTCTGAAAGATATGCGCAGACTAGCTCCTTACAGCCTTCCCTTTCATCTAAAGACCCAATCGCATAAAACATAAACTTATCTTCAAATGCCCCCTTTCTAAGTATCCCTTCATCAAATCTACCATGTGACGCATCATTTTCAAGAGACGTGTCCATGTATGGCTCAATAAGAGAAATTTGTGTGGTAGAAAGCCTATTCTGTAAGTGCTCGTAAACCTTTTTATTTTCCACCCACACCTCGTCAAGAATTTCCATGCGACTGAGAGCCGTGGAAAAGATGGAATCATCTATGGTTTCAGTATTAAAAACCCCTATATTCTTCTTAAACTTCCCGTTATAGACTGCAAATGTAGGGAGTGTGAATTGAATCACCGAGTCGTAACTTTTACAGGTAGAAAATTCGGCTTCTTCGTGATACTCCCATCGCACGGGAGAAAAATATATGGGTCGAGAAGTTACCGTGTGTCCGGTTTTTTTCAAAGCACCCAGAAGAGCTCGGCTCTTTCTGCCCCATTCGTTATACTGCTTATAAGGGCCTACAAATAGTATATTCATTTTGCTTTATTTCCTTATCTTCTTGGGAAGTTTTGTAGGGGGAAGCTCATGAAAAGTTATGCCGTCGCTGCGACTGAAGCTGCCCCCTCCCTCCGATCCTTCGGGGCTTCCATTTCCGTCACCATCCCCACCCTCCCCTTCTCCCGGCTCGCCTCCATTTTCGCCCCTCTCCCCAAGGACGATTTTTCCACCTCTTATTTGAGTCAAGACGCCGTCAGCATCTTCATGCTTCTCCTTCGAGTAGGGCACTACATAGGCTCGGGGCTGTCCTTCGCCGGAAGGAGACAGGCTGAGAAAAAACTTTTTCCATCCGGAAGTCTCTGGGGTCTCGTGATCGCGGCTTAGGTCTGTGGCCCATATATAAATCGATCCCGGCGCCTTTGTCTTTTTATCCGGCTCTTCTACGACTATCCAGTGAACTATAAATTTGTCGGGAAGGCCGTCAGCAGAGGGCCATCCCGCGAAGCCTTCCAGTGAAAGGCCAATTGATATACAGAAATGCAAGGTCATCGCTATGACTACAGCCTTCAGGGCCCAGTGACCCCTTGATCCTATTATGAACCAAAGGATCAGTATAAACAGCGAGAAAAACACTAGGGGGATAGTCATGGCAACCTCATCGACCTCTGTTGATTGATAGAGGGGGAACGGTTTCTCTAGTTAGAGTCTTAGGAAGCTCATTAATGTCGCTCACTTCGCCCTCTTTGTCCACGGTGAAGCGGAACGCTGTTTTTTCGCTGCCTGTAATGTCAAGAACAACATCTTTTACCGTTACGATTTGGAAGGGGTTTATTTTATCTAGCTGAATCCTAACCGGAGTTGGGCTTTGCTCGCTTCTCTGCATATACATGTGGACGTTCACTACATATTCTCCTTCGATAGTTCCCCGCAGAGTGACCACTTCTCGGTTTTCATTATATTCCACATCTCCAAACGGAGTGGAAAGTATGTCATTAAACTTGCCGACATCGTCTCTGTCCAAATGCATTAGACCCTCTTCGCGACGCATAAAGGCCACGAGCCTGCCCTGTGGGTCTTCAACATAGGTGTCTACATCGTTGTTCAAGTCGTTGGGCCAAGTTACAGTAATGATAAATTCAGCTTTAACTTCTACGTTTTTATCTTGCTTGCTTGGATTAATAAGAATGAAAGACAAAGCAAAAAGAGCGGCAAAGCACAGGACCGTATTGAATAGCAGGTCCAAGAACGAAAGGCTCGTGTGGTAATTTCTTTTCATTTCCTTGCCTTATCGATAGCTTGACTCAGATTAAAATATTGTATTTTCAAAAGAGAGCTGCATATTAGACCTACTAGTGTTGTGTAAAGAGCGGTTGACATGCCGGAGCCTAGACCCTTGATCATGTCTTGTACGGTTGTCATGTCCGAGACATCTATGGTTGCAAACCCCGACATCATTGTTATGAAACCAATAACAGTCCCCACCATTCCAATACTGAGACAGAGGTCGCTCGCAAACCATCCCGCCTCCATTAATTCCTCAATTTTTTCAACAAGATATTTTTCAGTCTCATCACGGTCTAAAAATTTACTAAGCCTCCATGTTTTATAGCCACACCAAGCTGACATATGGGTGAATATAAGCAAAAGAAGAAAGCTCAGCTTCGTCTGGTCCTGCTCCCATAGAACGCCCAATCCCCCCTGTGTGGCAAAAAAGGCCCCCAAGGCAGTCACTGCTGCCATAAAAAGCCACCACTTGAGGAATAGCATGTGCTTAACCATTTTCTTTTCTCTTTCTGTTGTAGGCCTCGGCAATAAAGGGAGGATTTGTTATTGGGAGGAGGCCACATCTGACTCTTTCGGTCTGAAGCTTGTTAACGGCACGGTTTTTATACAGGTCAAAAATCTTTTGTTGATCAATAGGATTAAGAGACCCAAAGCTAATTTGAGCTCCAAAGTTTAGATCTCTAACGAGCTTTACGCCTTCTTCTTTATGAATCTTTTGTGGTTCCTTCATTACGTCGGAAAATATCCATTCTATGAATTCATTATGATTAGAAAAATTGTCCGGTTTGGCTTCAGGAATGGAGGGGAAAACAGGAGCGGAGTCCCAAACACCCTGTTTTTCAACAGGAGTGTAGTTGTCTATGTAGTTTTCCCACTGTTTGGCTGTGTCATCCCAGTCATACCTTGAAATTGCCCCAGCCCTCGCCTCCATTGACTTTTTAAGTCGCTCGGTCTCAGTGGACTGGAAAAATGCTAGCATAGTGTCTGCCATCACTTCGTTGTTTGGGTAGGCTCTTTCCGCATTGGTCTCAAGCTCTCTAAAGAATGTTTTAACCGGAATCGGAAAGCCCTTGGTATGATGGATTACATCCTCCATGGCGCTATAGTTTGTAGCAGCAACCGGAATTCCACACGCAGCGGCTTCGACTTGAGGCATCCCAAAACCCTCGCAGATGGCATATTGCGCATATAGATCGAACAGGTTGTAAATTCCCACTAGATCTTCTATTGTGACGCCGAACGAGACGGTTGGACAAACCGCGCTAAGATTATTGCAATGAGGGCACCAAGTCATGGCGTCATTGAATGTCTGGCAGGAAAGCTTTTTGCAGTTTCTGCAAAGATAGGTCATGAGTACCTTGCCCCCAAGACCATTTTGCATGATGCCGTCAGGGATGTCCCAGCCTTGTGGCTCCGGATAGCTGGTATGTAAATACAGATAGCTTTTATTGGCTATTTCAGGAGGTGCTGTGTCTAGAAAGATCCGAAAGGCTTTCATCAGCTCAAAAAAGAGCTTCCTTTTCTGGTTTCGCATGACCGTTCCAACTATAAAAGCGTCTGGGTCAATTCCTAGTGTTTTTCTATGCTCTCTTTTGTCTGCAACGGGCACGTAAACCGATGGGTCTATGCCGGGTGAAGCACATCCAATTACATTCACCCTCTTCTTGCCCTGCTCCTTCATAACTTTAACCCCAAACTCGGAATACGCAAACAGCGCATCGCATTCAGAGAAGCCATTTATCCACTCTTGGCGCTGCGGGGCCGAGTCCACGGTCGGCATCCACACCCAGTGAAAATATGGGCGAAGAGGCGAGTCTTTTATCCACATGTCCATCCACGGGTCTCGATAACATAAGACTATGTCGGGCTTAAAGTCCAAACATACTCTGTCAAACCTCCAAGCTCCGAACTGGTGGATGTTGTTGCGGTTGTATTCGTCAAGCTCTGGGCACGGAGAGTCGTTATCTAGCATGTTGGCATAAAATAGCCAGTCTGTATCATTTACGGCAGACGCCTTGCCGTAGGAAGCGAACTCCGCAAGCTCATACTTGCCAGTGTCTTGCAGCCTGCGAAGGATTTGCTTTGAATAAGTGCCAAATCCAGACGCTAAGTAGTGGGCTTCGCTTACTAGCAAGACCCTTTTTTTATCACTCATTATTGTCTCGGATCTTTTTTATGGCGCTGTTAAAGACCTTCTTTACTGACGATCTATTTCGGTCAAGCTTTTCGGATATATCTTTAAAATTATGCCCTTCGAGGCGTAGAGTAATTACGGCCCTCTCATCCTCGGTAAGACTGGAGGGCACAAGCTCCCAAAAGGACTCGGGGGAAAGGTATTCTCCCAGATTATCCTCATCATCAAGATTTAGAGAGACATGCTTGTGTTTCATGGCAGACCTTATCTCCTTCATAATCTCCCACCTAATAGGGTTCCATGCGTAAGGTGAGAATTTTGTGCCACGGGACTCGCAGAATTTTTCAATAGCTTTCCAGAGCCCTATTCGCCCGGCCTGTATAAAATCGTCTCTCTCGGTGGTATTTTTGGGGTTAAATCTATTGACTATAGATATAACAAGACCCATATTTTCTTCTACAAGATCCTTCATCAAAGAAGCCTTCCCTTCAATGTATTATACTTTCTAAAGTAAGTTTTTGATCGTAGAAACTGACTTAATTAGAAAACTTCCTCTTTTTAGATCTCGACTTCCTTTTAACAACAAGACCTCTCCCTCTTTCACGAGCTTTCGGTGTTTATCCCACTCTTCTGAAAACATAGTAGCGTTATCCATACTACAGCTCGCGTCACTTATTGTCAAAAATGCCATCTTCTGACCCTTGGCTGACCCTCTTTTAATTTTCCATTCTCTTATAGCTTCTATTTGTGCAGCTATAAGAATGCCGTTCCTAGAGTTAAACCCGTTAATGAACTCCTTACATGTACAGTTAGCGTCGCTTACGTCATACTCATCAACCTTCGCACAGGTTAATGCTGTTCCGAGATATTTACTTTCTTGAAGGGCAAGCCAACTGGGTGAGTCTACTAGATTATACCCTGCATCTTGCATGGCATCCGCAATACTTTCGACAACATCGACCCTGTCTTTTCTGTATATGGGCCTTTTGGGGTCATCCCACTCATTGTATCGAATCATATCTCTAATGCAGCCGAGGAGGGAACGGTCGGGATTATTTTTCTTGTAATTTTCCAACCAAGGTATCTCTCTCTTGCTAAGCTCTCTAAACATCTTAAGATCATGACACATCTTTGATCTAGAAAGGTTGAAGCAGTCAAGAGCTCCGCTTAAAATCAGCGCCTCAAAAGAGTCGATCTTTATGCATCTACCAAACCCTATTAGAAAAGTTTCCCAGTCGCAGCTATCTAGGGGGATGTTATTCTTTTTTACGCATTCTATCATCTTGTCATAAACAGAGCCCCCTACTCCTTTTATTTCAGTAATCCCGAAGGTGGGATTTTTTCCTATTAGGGAAAAGGACTTGTTCATCTTTTTGATATTTGGTGGCATTACTTCAATGTCCATCACTTTTGCATTATTTACAAGCTCTTCTATTTCGGCATAGGCGTCTGGCTTTCCAATCGAATTTTTGAGATATGAGGTGAAGAACTCGTGGGGAAAGTGCGCCTTGGTATAGGCTGTCAGATAGGCATTATAGGCATAGCTGACAGAATGAGATTTATTGAAGGAATACCTCTGAGACTTCTCGATCCATCCAAAAATCTCGACGGCCTGCTCTTTGCTTACGAGGCCCACTCTCTGGGCTCCGGATATAAATTTCTCCTTCAGGTCTGCCATGAGGGAGACGTTCTTTTTTCCAATGGCCTTTCTTAATATGTCTGCCTCTTGGAGGTCGAATCCAGCGATGTCTCTGGCAATAAGGAGAGCCTGCTCCTGATACACTAGAATACCGTGTGTATTGGAGAGAATCGGCTCAAGAGAGGGGTGTAGATAGTCAACGGGGTCTCGTTTGTGTTTTCTGTCTATGTAGTGATTGGTCAGGCTCTTACCATTGACCATAGCCTCCATGCAGCCGGGGCGAATAATTGCGACAAGATCTGAGAGCTCCTCTATATTTCTAGGCTGAGTCTGGCTGGACATACTTCTTCCAAGCTGAGACTCTAGCTGGAAAACCCCTTTGGTATTTCCTTCGCAAATCATCTCCCAAGTCGCTTCGCATGTAAGCGGTAGCTGGGAAATGTCGGGGGAAAATATAACGCTTCCTGCTGCATCTGTTTCAAAAGAGCAGCCACACATAAACTTTTTCATTTAGAAAACGCGCCCTTAAACTTTTCAACACTTGCTTGTCGACGATGGAACCGAAGAAACTGTACCATGAGCTTTGCCGAGTCAATGGTATCCGACAGGGCTTCGTGAGCTTGGGCTGCCTCTATTCCGAAAAATTTTCTAAAAGTGTCGAGCCTAAAGTTGTGTGGTTCTTCAAGATTTTCAAACCAATAGAACATAAGGTCCATTATATCTATCTTGGTCGTCTTGGAGAAGGGCATTTTTGTTTTATGTTTAGCGGCCATTCTTTCACAAATGGGGAGGTCAAATCCAATAATGTTGTAGCCAGCTGATATTGGTTCTGTGTACCAACTGCCGGGAGTTTTTTCAATGTTGAACTTTTTGCAGTAGTCGCAGAAGCTTTTCCATGCAATTTTTTCACTCTTGCCCTTCTTCCAACTCTTTATTATATCCGAGCTATCGACGCCCCTCTGCTTTGCGTGCCATTCAATGGTTTTTTGCCTTTCATCTGTAAAATACTCGTCGGTCCCGAAGCCATCTGGCTTGATGACCGTTTTGAAGGACCTGTCTTCCTTAATCTCAAGGGTGCGTGGGTCCACTGGAACAGCCGCAAGCTCTACCGGATTGCATGTGCGGGGGTCTTTTCCATCCGTCTCCCAGTCGAAGACAATAATCCATCGCTTATTCATTACAAAGCCCTTTATTGTTTGTTTTTTGAATCCTGTGCTTTTTGTTCTGTGCTGAAGGGGCCAACTAAGCCCGTATGGTCCCAGATATACCAGCCGGGGCCTTCGTAGCCCTTGATGCCAGATTCCGGGTAACTCCCATAAAAAGAGGGGTCTTGAGTAAGATAAATGATCATAATTGCCAAGCTAGCCGTTATCGGATCGTGGACCCATGTGGGGGTGGGTTCCCTCTGTCATAAATTCTACCACAGATTGATCAATCGCGTCGAAAAGAACGGTGGCATCGCAGATTTGACAAGCCTTGTCGGTTGCAGAAATTTCATTTTTACAGCTGTAGCAAAGAAGGGGGTTGGAGGTCATGAGAATGCTCCCTTTTGAAGAATAGTGGGGACTTCCATAATTTTATCAAGCATTCTGATTCCCAGAACGTCCAGTTTCAGAAGTCCTACATCTTCACAACTTGGTCCTTCAAAGCCTGCTAGGCGACTTTTGTCCTCTTTGTCTGACGAATGTATCATGGGGCAAGTCTCGGAGATGGGTACTGGGGAAACAACTACCCCAGCGGCGTGCTTCGATTGAATAATTTTGGTGTCTTCAAGCCTGATTGCTTGCTCAAATACTTTGGCCATTCTCCCTTCAAGCTTGCCGTCATCCCCTATCTCGCACCATTCCTTTAGACTGTCTCTTTTGTTTTTCAAGGCCCACAAAACTATTGATGATTCTCCGAGCTCTTCCTTCATGTCTTGGAGTTCGTCGGCTATCTTAGACTCGTCCATAATGTATTGGGTTATGGCATTCTGTTCATCGAAAGAAATATTGCCACGGGCTTGCATAACCCTTTTTAGGGAGGCTCTTCCCTTAAGTGTTTGAAAGCTGATGATCTGAGCAACATTTGAATCCCCATACTTTTTTTTCACATGCTCAATGATTTTGCCACGAGCTTCTTTGGGCACGTCAATGTCAATATCTGGCATAGAGATTCTTTCATCAGTATTGCGGCCCGCATTGTAGAATCTCTCAAAAACTAGATCATGCTTGACAGGGTCTATCTGTGTAATTCCGATGAGATATGAAACCATGCATCCCGCTGCGCTCCCACGACCGGGGCCAGTTAGATAGCCATTGGTGCGACAGAATTTTAAAATGTCTTGGACGATAAGGAAGTAGCTGCTTAGGCCCGCTCCTGCAAAAATGCTGAGTTCGTTGTCTATACGTTTTCCGTATTCAAGGAAGTCAGGGTGGGTTTTTTTTACATGCCCCATCTTCTCTTTCCAGCCATGACGGCAAAGCGACTTGAGGTAGTCGGCGTCCGACATTGACTGGGGACATGGAAAGGCAGGGGGGTTCGGGTGACTTAAAATGTCATAGTCATCGCAATCACTTGCTATTTTAACAGTGTTTGCGATTTCTTCGTCTGTATGCCATCGTTTCATATCTTCATATGAAGGAATATAAAAATTGTTTGATGAAAAGAATGGTGTTAAAGACTTACCCTTACCCCCCTTTATTTCCCGCTGGACTTGACCTATAGTCTTTTTGAATGCGGTGCATAAGAGAACTCTCTGATCCTCTGCGTCATCTTGTGTTGGATAGTGGGCGTCGGGGGTCGCAACGACATCGATTTTTGCCTTGCGTGCCACGTCCCGTAGCTGTTCTGCTACGATGCGAGAAGTCTCGTTATTTGCTGCATCTATTAATTGGATTTCGACATAAAAATTGTCCCTTCCAAACATATCTTGTAGTCGTTGAGCCTCGTAAACTGCGTCTTGGTCTTCTAGAATGCAGTTGGCCAAGTGGGATCCCAGATGGCCGCTAAAAGAGATGAGGTTTCCCTTGCTTGCAATGGCCTCCAGTTGCTCAAAGTCTATTCTTGGCTTGTAGTAGAAATGATCAGGGTGATTGGACAGAGAAACCAGAGAAAGAAGATCCTTCCACCCCTCCGAGTTTTTGGCAATTACAACCTGATGTAAAAGACTCTTGTTATCAGGGTGCCGATCCGCAGCGTTGCCGTCTTTGCATATGTAAAATTCACATCCTAAAATAGGCTTTTGGGAGGAAGCCTTGAGCGTCTGGTAGAAATCAACAGCCCCGGACACAGTTCCATGGTCGGTGAGGGCGCAGACATGCGTCTCCGTTTCCTCTATTCTTTTAGATATTTGAGAGGTCTTAGAAAGCCCATCGAGCAAGCTATACTCGGAGTGGACGTGTAGTGGCACAAATTTCATCTGCTTTTTCCGAATTGTTTAGGCTCTCAAGAACCGGGCTTATGTCTGATATCCTCATATTATACATGTCAACATGCGTTTTAAAATTATTGGAGGTGTCGATTCGTCCACTTTTCCAAAAATCGGCCCTTTCCCAAAAATCCTTAGCCGTCATATACCCGCACAGCCAAGCATTTCGGAGGCCGTGATATTCTTTAGGGTGAGTTTTCGTAGCTCGTTCAAATTCCAAGCTTATAAAAGCGTAGAGGTCGGGCTGCTGATGCTTACTGGTTTGTGCTACAGAAACGTCATAGTGCGGCCTAGGCGCCACGGTTCTTCTTTTTGTTTTAACTTCCACTCGGCGTCCATCTGGGAGCACAAGGTCGTAATTATATTTCTCTCGCCCCCTGTCGTTGCTAACAATGTCAGCTCCGAGGTGACGCGCCAACGCCTCCTCTCCTAGATAGCCAGCGAGATTTCCACGGCCTTCGGTGGCTGAATCTCTAATCCACCCTAAAGATTTCGCCTTTGAAATAGCGCTATCTATCATTTCCTGAGTTACTTCAATTTTTATCATCGCGTGATTCCTGTGCCTTGAGACCAAATCTATAAGTTTTAATTATTCTTCTGAACGGCTTAACCATGTAATGCCCTATGAACCCACCTATTCTGGACATCCCAAGAGACGTTCGTAGGTAATTTTCCAGTCGCGTGAGCGGACAGACT